GGTTTTGGCGTAGAGATACCGCAAGCAGATGGCAGTACACTAATGCCTATTTTAATGGGACTCTTAGGGATTGGCGGCATGAGATCGTTTGAGAAGACCAAACAAATACAAGGTAAATAATCATGGCTAAATCACCTAAAAAAGAAGAAGCACCAAAGAATTACTTTAAGCCTAAAGAATTACAGTGCAAGGCAACAGGCGAAGAAGGGTTTGACCCTGACTTCTTAGTGAAGCTAAATGCTATCCGTGAAGAGTGTGGATTTTCGTTTCCTTTGTCCAGTGCTTACAGATCACCTCAACACCCCATAGAAGCGCGTAAAGAGCGTCTAGGAGCGCATACTTACGGAAAGGCGGTAGATATATTAGCTAACGGAGAAAACGCCTTAGAAATCATTAGAGTGGCCTTAAAGCACGATATAAAAAGAATCGGTATACAGCAGAAAGGTGGTGGTCGGTTTATTCATTTAGATGATTGCACAGAAGAAGAGGGTTTCCCCTCCCCTGCTATCTGGTCATACTAGCTAATTAAATCTATTAGCGTGACACCTAGAACGCTTGCTAGTGTTTGCATGGTGTGCAGTTTCATATTCTGATTTCTGCGCCACCTAATTACTTGTTGTGGTGATGTTTCTGCTAGTCGGGCAAATTCAGCATTAGACAAGCCTTGCTCTTGTTGAGCGGCACGAATGCATTTTCCTGCGTCAATTAATTCCATCGTTTTAGTCCTTGTGATATATTGTGTGGGTCAGTTTCCCCGACTGACAAATCCTATGGTTTCCCCCCTCGAAAGGGGGGGGTTTTTAGAACGGAATGTCTTCATCAAAACTATCTGATTGCGGTAATTGCTGTTGAGGCGCAGACTGTTGCGGTGCTTGTTGTCCGTCTGTATAAAAAACTTTTACATTACCCAGAATAGGCGTTTGCACTTTTGCTTCCCGCTCTTCTTTGTCTACACTTTGACTAATAAAACCATGATTCTCATATTGATCTGCAACTTCCGTATCAATAAAAGTCGTTAGGTCTAAGTAAGTACCTTTCGCCCCTTTGTATAACCGTGACTTGTCAATCTTGGTTACATCAATTCTTACAGATATTCCTACTTTCATTTTGTTACTCCTATTGTGCCTGTCTAAATTCAGGCGTTTTCATAGTGGCGCGTTCTTGAGTTGTGAACACACCCCCCTTGCTTGGTGCAACCCAAAGTAGTTGCTTTTCGGTATCGGTTAATTCTTGCCACGCTTCACTAGCCGTTGAAAAATCATTAATTGCAATGCCGTCTTTAATAGCTTTGACGCTTGGCATCAAATCCATAATTGCATCTTGATATGCTTCTTCTGCTAATTGCTTTTCAGTCTTTCCGCTACGCAACATTGCCGACTCAGCATCATCATCTGCTGTTGGTATTCCTGCGATTGATTGCAAAGCGTACCGTCTTGCGTACGTTATGGCAGAGCCAGATGCTTGCGGGTCTTTCTTAACCGTTGGTAAGGTGTATTCCATCTCTAGCCATTGACCAGAAACGTGCATCAACCTAGTAGATACTCCAACACCATGTTCGTTGATAACTGGGAACTGGGTGTAGCTTAATCCGTTATCAGAGAACGGCTGTTTTATCGCCTTAATAACAGAAGTGAGATCGGCATAGCTTGATTTAAAGAAAGGGTTAGATGAATCCTTAACAGCACCCCCCATCTGACCTTGTGCATTACATAGCGCATTAGCCAGTTCATTTATTAACTCACTTGATTTCATTGTTCTTGACCTCCTACAGTCTGTTCTTTTGCATACTGCTCACCATAGCCATCTTCATAAGCAGTAGATTGGTTTACTAGTGCGGGGTAGCCAAGTACGCAATCAAGCTCCCCGCGTTCTTTATCACTTAAATCATTGATGCTCATAAGCCCATTATCTCGTTAAGAGAAGCCGTCACATCTGCATAAGTTTTGTATTGGCCTAGATGTCTAAAACCATCTTGAACCCACCACTCGGAATTAGTTAAATTGTAAGAAACGGTAAACCTGTTAAAAAGCATATGCATGTTCATTTTTTTATTCCTTTTATTGATTGAGGTTACATTATAGTTCATATAAGAAATAGAATACAGTTATGCTTATATCGTTTTGTTATATGCTTATAACTAAATATAAGGTGTACTGTTTTGTTCATTGAGTTATCATCGATTGGCAGTTCGGGCTACAGGCTGACAGTTCCTTGGATTAAATGTCAGAGACAGGGTTGACCCTCCCTACATGGCCTCACAGTTAAATCGGTTTTTATCTGTGAATAGTTTGGATACACGATACGAATTGTTACTAACCGCGAAGTCGCTTTGCCCTTCGATCTTAAATTTACTATGCGTAGTAAAAGGGTTAAATCATCTTGAATATATGTAGTTTTTAAAAAAAGTAATTAAAAAAATAACTATCAAATAATCGGGCGAGGCTTGCCGAGCCATAGGAGATAAGAAATTGATCTTTATTCCCACTGAAAAGCAACATCAAAAAGCAATGTCAATGACAACCAACAAAGCATTTAACGGCAAGACAATGTTAAAAAATGGCTCTGGTCAATACGTTGGTAATTTAGCTGAGTTAATTTTCCAAGACCTTCTTAATTCTGAATGCTTAGAGCATGAATACACAGCGTCCAGTAGCTTTCACTTTGATTTTAAAATAGGCAAGGCAACTATAGATTTGAAGGCAAAGAAAAGAACAGTAGAGTGCCGCCCTAATTACGACACTCATGTAAACCTTTATCAGAAAGATTACCCATGTCATTATTATATATTTGCAAGCGTGTTAGTTCCTAAAGGCGAGCAACGTGCAACCAAGGTTCAATTCATGGGTTGGTCAGGCAAAGCTAATTATTGGAAAACTTGTGAAATTAAAAGAAAGGGGCAATATTCAGATGGCTTGATTGAGAGAGAAGATGGAGGCAAGAAGAAATATCATGATTTAAAGCCTATGAATTTATTTCTACAAAACATTGAACAACATCTTTACGAATTAGCGTTTGCTTAATCTATCCTACTAAAAATAAAACTGTACTTTATAAAATGTATGTACGATAATGTTACCTCAATCAAAAAAGGGTATTAAAATGCAATTAGTAACTGGCGACACATATCAAACCGTAGACAGCGATGTCATAGCATGGCAACGCGCCTACCCCGCAGTAAACGTACACCAAGAATTAGCCGCAATGGAATCTTGGCTTGACGCTAACCCATCTAGACGCAAAACAAAGGGCGGCATTAAACGCTTTATTAACTCTTGGTTATCACGCGCACAGAGTCAGGGCGGTTCTTCTCCCATAGCGAGAAGCTACAAGAAACCTGACAGCCTACGCGCTATGACTATTGACATGAAGTTGACTGATGTTAGTTGGTTAGAAGGCGAAGAATTAGAAATGATGAAAGCGTATTATCTTAGTACTCGCGGTCATTATTATGACGGTCAGTTTAAGGACGCGCAGGGGGTGATAAATGGATAAGTCAATCCAAACCCTTTGGGACACCACCATGATTATGAATTATGGTTACAGGCACAAAATGGGTTATGTCGTTTGGAAGTTTATGAAAAGACTGCGCCCTGATTTGCTTGATGAAGACAGCCGCATTACAAAAGAAGGCTATGATTATTTTGACAGTCTTGAGTTAAGACGATGCAGGGATAGAGCTTGGAATGGCGAATTAAAATTTCAAAAATACAAGCAAACTGTTGATGATTTTATTGGCTCGCATTCTTTGCCGTTGCTGTTGGCGTTGGCTGATCGCAAACTTGATAATATGGATGTTCTGGCAAATATTAGACTGTATAAATGGGTCAGGCATAACCAAAAAACAAGAGCAAAGAACACCGCTCATCAAAGAAAAAAAGGGTTGCAACTTTATCGCGATGAAAATAATGGCGAAAAGGGTGTAAGGATGCAAATATATACTAAGTCTAGAGACAAAAGAACAGATTGGGGAACGGTAAAATGAGCAGTCCAAGCATAGCTAAAAAAATTACTTATATTGGGGATCATCCACGGCTAGTTGATGGCGGCCAATACACTGTAAAAGAATTGACCTTAATCACTGGGATGACTGACAACCTTTTGCGGTATCGTCTAAATGATTCTAACACTTGTACTGATTATGAGCTTCGAAGGTCTGGGGAGGTCAAGACAAACAGGCAAGCAAAGAAGCCGCATACTCTTACAACGTCTCAAAAATGGCTAGGTCGGGCAATAATATGAGTCAGGGTGATAACAACAAGATCAATAATCTTGCCCATGCTGAAAAGCAAATTCCGTATATTATTAAACGAATCAAGGAGTGGGATTATTCAGCCCCGCTCTGTTTTAAATTAACGCCTTATAAAAACCCTAGAACTACAAGCCAGAACGCATTGTTTCATGCTTGGTGCGGCCAAATGTCTGATTTGTTTATTACAAAAAACCCAACTTGCACTCGTGAGAATATGAAATTGATGCTCAAACATCGCTTTTTAGGTGTCGAAACTGTTAAGATTGGCAAAGAATATGAGGTAGCCCATCAAGTCCGCAAGACTAGCGACTTGGATGTAGGAGAGATGGTGCATTTTATGGATGAAGTTTATCACTGGGCAATAGAACACAAAGTCCCTTTGTTAATACCTAGAGAAAGCGAGTACCAAAAACTAAAAACCAAGCAGGTGACATGATGTTAAATCAGAAAGTTGACCCACGGATTTTAAAAGAATTTGCAGAAAGCGACAGACAGCACGAGATAATCGATGCAGTAATCAGTGCGGGTTCTGCTAGTAAAGCGGCTAACATATTAGGAATCAATCGACGCTCAGTAGATAAGACCGTAACACGATTAGAGGGAAAAGCGGCTAGTAAAGGTGTTGCACCGCATAGGGATTTAACCCACCAAACAGCCGCAGGATTTGAAACCAAGCGAGTGTCTACCGCTTACAAAGAAGATGGGTCTGTTGCTTTACAATGGCATATCCAAGAGCCTCAAAAGCAGAGTCTAAAAGAACGTTTAGGCTTAATGATTGATGGTATTAAAGACGATCTAACTGGGTTTAAAACAGCAGTAAAAGCCCCAGAAAAGGTAAACTCTGACTACCTTGCCATGTATGTTCTAGGCGACCACCACTTCGGGATGCTTGCTGATTCTGAGACTAAATTTGATGACGAAGATTGGGATGTTAAAATCGCTAGTCAGGTTCTTTTGGATTCAACTGAGCGGCTTGCCAATAGGGTAGGAGATGCAGAGGTAGGAGTGCTACTAAATGTGGGTGACTTTTTCCATGCTGACTCTAGTAAGAACGAAACCACAGCAGGAACTAGGGTGGATGTTGATACCAGAATTGGAAAGACATTTAAGTTAGGTGGTCGGCTGTTTCAGATATTAATAGATAAGATGCTTAGAACCCATAAAAGGGTGATAGTAATTAACGTTAGGGGCAACCACGACAGCGATATGGCGTGTCACTTGTCTAGCTGTTTAGAGCTTCTGTATGACAAAGAGCCAAGGGTTGAAGTGTTACCAAACTACTCAAAGTTTATCCACCTACAATGGCACAACAACCTTTTTGTTTTTCATCATGGAGATAGAATAAAACATGAGCAAATTCTACAGACTGTGATAAAAAATCTAGACAATGAGTGGAGTCAAAGCAAGAACCGATATTGCCACCTTGGTCATATCCACCACCACACTGCAAGAGAAGTGGGATCGATGCATTTCGAGCATTTTGGGTCGCTCACTTCTACAGACCAGTGGCATTCAGATTCGGGCTACGGAGCAGAACGATCAATGACTGCAATCGTATATCACAAAGATAGCGGTGAAGATTCGCGGGTCAAAATAAAGGTGGGTCAGTGAGCAATGTGATTGACTTACCTACTCGCGCAAGCACTATCAAAAAACTGTTCTGTGATTGCGGTCACACTCTTGAGTACTGGTTGGGCGATGATAATTGCGCTTATGGCATATGCCCTGTCTGTGATTTGGAAAATGCTCACGAAATAATTTTAAAAGGAGAAGGGGAATGGACGCATTAAATATACAGATTGGTGGAGATCATTACGCCAAGAAAAAGCACCAACCCATAGAGTACATCATGGGAAACGAACTGGGCTTTTGTGAGGGGTCGATTGTTAAATACATTACTAGGTGGCGTGAGAAGGGTGGCGTTGAAGACTTGCGTAAAATAAAGCACTACTGCGATTTCTTAATACAAAAGGAGCTAGAAAATGGCGACTCGTAAGAAGTCAACGGTTGCCCAAGAGGTAGAGAAAGCGGCCAAGCTCCTACAACGCTATGTAAGGCTAAAGGCATCTGATGATGATGGATATTGTCAGTGTGTTACTTGCGGCAAGGTAGATCACTATACAGCGCAACAGGGAGGCCATTTTTATAGCAGACGGCACACTGTGTTTAAGCTCTTTGAAGAAAACATTCACGTTCAATGTCCCGCTTGTAACCAATGGGGTATGAAGACTACGAAGATTCAGGAAGCCTACCGCATCTATATGGAAGATATGTATGGAGCAAGGCGAATAAGGGCAATGCAACGATTAGCGTGGAGGGCTTCACCTAAGTTCGACAGGGAAGAAGTAATCCAGTTTCAGCGAGAACTCAAAGAAAAGATTGGTCAAGAATTGTACAGAATTGGGGATATGTAAACTATTTTGTAAGGAGGGGTTTACATCTCTGTTAATAAAGACTAAGATTACATCTCAATCAATCAAAAAAGGGTATCAAAATGAACAAATATTCTATGAGTTACAATCAGATCAATCAAACATCTGATGCAAAACGTGAAAACCGCTTTGGCTTTGCTTTGGCAATAGTGGCTTTTACCTTGTATTGTTTAGCGTCCAACATGGCGTTTAATGACTGCCTTAATCTTGGAGTGTGCTAATGAGCCTTTTTAATTTTAAGCAAGACGCGCAAATGATTATGAGTCACATTCAAAACAAGATGCCTAAATGGGAAGGCGATATTATTGATCTATCGGACGCTGACAAAGATAGTTTTTGCTATCATTTTTTGCAACACATGGAGTCTTGGTGGGACGATGTATTACCTACAAGCTCTATGAGTCAAGAGCCTATTATGCACGCAATTTACGCGCAACGTGAGAAAGATAGTAGACTTGCTAATTTAATCAAAGGTGATATTTATCTTGTTCTTGAGCAAACCTTGCGCGATTTAGTTCAAGAGGTATATGACGAGCTAAATCATGTTCAACCAGAGCCTTTCGCGGGCTATGAAAGAGGGCAATAAGATGATTGAAGTATTAGGAACGATTACAGCAACATTCATTCTAGCCATTCTAATGCGGGGTTCATACTTAATGGTTAGGGACGCGCAAGACAGATACGATGAGAGAAACAAATAGACCGAGGTTCCCCGACCTTTTGAGCAAGCCTTGTCCACTTGTGGTCGCAACGGACTATTACTTTTTGGTATAAAGGCCATCCATAATCATCATTATTAATTATATGTACTAGAATATACAATGCCGCTCCATTCATTAAGAGAGAGGCAGTTGTGATCCTTTACATGCTTATATTCGTAGTAGTATCGCTTTGTGCGGTAGCCAAACAAGACCTATAGTTTACATTTCCATTAATCAACAAAATCACTTACAATACAGTCACCTAACCTTTTATGGTGGCTGTATGAATAGCTTTAATATTACAAAGCGGGTTGAAGAGTGCTATGAAAATGGCTTTGATAACCTGCTTGATATGTTCAATGGCATTATGCTTTCGATGATTGAAACCGAAGTTCCGCAATACCAAGTGAAAGCAGAACTGATCCATTGGTGTCATCATGTAGACAATAGCCTTGATGCGCTAAAGGAACATAGGGTAACATCAACACAATTAACAGCCGATAATCTTCTAGCTCAGACCAGTGAAGTGTTCGGAACAGAGGTCTAATGAGCGGGCGACCAAAGTGGATACCCACAGAAGAGATTTGCGATAAAGCCAGAGAGATGGCTTCTCGTGGTCTCACAGTGTCACAAATAGCTGATTGTTTAGGTGTCAGTGAACGAACTATCTATGAGCGGCAAACAGAATACCCGCATTTCATGCAGTCTATAAAAGAAGGCCGCAGTGAAGGAATCAATCAAGTCACTAACGCTCTTTTCGAGAAAGCTATTGAGGGCGACAATACTTGCATGATCTTCTACCTGAAGAGTAGAGACCGTGAGAGTTGGGGCGACCAGTACATAGAGCCAATTAAAGAGATACCCCCGATACAAATCACGATAGATTCTAGTGCAATTAACTAAGCCTCAGTCTCTGATCTATATGAGTCAGGCTAGATTTGTCGCTTGTGTTGCGGGCAGAAGATTCGGTAAAACCTTTACATCTGTAGCGTCTTTAGTCAGGGCGGCTGTAAAAGCACCTAATCAGAACGTCTGGTATGTAGCCCCTACGTATGGAGCGGCTAAAGAAATCTGTTGGACAATGCTAATTAATGCTATTCCTGCTGAGTACATTGCTAAGACCAACGAAACATCTTTAACGATTCGATTAATTAACGGCTCATACATTGCCCTCAAGGGGGCTGAGAAGCCTAACCTGTTGAGAGGCCGCGCCTTAAACCACGTTGTGCTAGATGAATTTAGTGAAATGAGGCCAGAGACTTGGTACGAAGTGTTGAGAGCTTCACTTTCTGACAGAAATGGGAGTTGTTTATTCATTGGCACACCAAAGGGGAGAAATCATTTCTACGACTTGTGGGCTAAAGCAAAGGATGGTGCTGATGGTTGGGAATCATTCCAATACACAACCCTTGATGGCGGCAACGTACCCCCAGAAGAGATAGAGTCGGCTAGAAACGACCTAGACGAGAGGACATTCAAGCAAGAGTATGAAGCGGCATTCGTAACCTATGCAGGGCTAATCTATTACGGATTTAATCGCGACGAGTCTGTATTGGCCTGTAGCGATGATAATGGTACACTGCTCATAGGCATGGATTTCAATGTGTCGCCCATGAGTGCTTGCATTGCTATACGTAAAGGCGGGAAGCTGTATATCTTTGATGAGATTTGTCTCTTTGGGTCGAATACTGACGAGGTCGTTGCGGAGATAAAGAACCGTTACCCTCGACGCAATGTTATTGTGTTTCCAGACCCTGCATCAAGACAGCGCAAAAGTAGCGCAGGTGGTCGGACAGATTTGTCGATCCTAACTAACGCGGGTTTTAGCGTTAAGTGCAAGAGCAGTCACGCTTTAATTCGTGATAGAATTAACGCTGTGAATAGTCGGTTACTGTCTAGTGATGGTGAGCGGCATTTGTTTGTCAGCCCAAAATGCAAGCAAACAATTAAGAGCTTAGAACGACATACCTACAAGGAAGGAACGAGCATTCCAAACAAAGACGATGGTTACGATCATATGAATGACGCGCTTGGTTATCTTGTTGAATACCTATTTCCTGTCCGCACTGATTACGCTACGCCACAACCACAAAGGTGGACTTGATGAGATTGAACGCAGATACAACACACCCCGATTATGACAAATACGAAAGCCGATGG